GATGGCACCAAACACGTCCTCAGCGTCACTCTGATAGACCGTCTTACCCTTTAGGCTAATAGGGTTACCACTGACTGGAATAACCACCGCATAGTCTCTTCTAGAGTACTCTGACTGGGATGGTTTGATGAGGAACTGTTCTAGATCAATAACTAGAGGATCTTCCCCATACAATACTTTGAATAGGATCTTAAATGACTCTGAACTACCCTTAGACTGGTAGAAAGATCTTGCTTCACGAATCCACTGACCAACGTTGATTTCGCTATTGAAATCTAGGTTCTCAAAACCAGGAGCAAAGGTATATTTTAGTTTATTATAGAAATTCTTTAAGAATAATGTTGATAGGTTCTCAACACTAGATTTGGCAGTATGGGCAGCAGCAGTTGTAGTTTCAAATACTAGTTCAGCAGGGTTATCAACACTTCTGTAACTAGTGATACCACTGAAACCTCTTACAACACCTGTAAAGGTATTGGTGGTGAGACCGGTATAGGTAAGAATCTCATCATCAATCTTTAGGAGACCCCATTGGTTGGGGAAACTGTTAGTTGTATTAACATGAATAATATCGTCATCTTCACTTACATCTTCTGTAAGTTTAAAGGCAGTATAAATGTCTTCACTAGCAAGTGTTGTTAGTGTGAGGTATTGATCTAGGTTTGACGCAAAATCTACAGGACCGCCTTGGTATTCCTGAGATATGTAGAATTGTTTTAGAAAATCGTCGGTGAGTGGAGCTTCACTTAAAATATACTCAGGGAGTTGTGATGAAACCACATCCTGAATCTTAACTCTCACGTCAATACCTAGCTCAGTACCGATCATGTTTAATACCTATTACCGTGTTAACTGTCCGTTTCCGTAACTGGATGTTACTCGGAATCCTACACCAGAGATTTGCTCACCGCTGGTAATAGTGTCCTTAACCATATTTATCTTACTATCAGGAACAGCTAGTGAGACATAAAGGTCTTTTAGTCCAATAACATCATTGGATAATGGGTAAGCTTGTACTTCAATAATTCGGTTTGGTTGAACAGTGGAAAATATCTGAACAGTGTTCAATAATATCTCTCCTTTTGTGTAATCTACCGTTCCGGCGTTATCTACAACAACTGTATATCGGAAACCACCACTATCATCAGCAATTGAGGTAATTATGGAGATTTTACCAAATCCTGACTCATCTAGATTTCCATTTTCGTCTTTATTTGGAATATCTGTTAAATATACGATATCACTCAACCCAGTAATACGGAAACCGGTACTTTTGATGTTTCCACCTGATGATTTGATGTGAAAAGCATTACCAAAACACAATTCGTACTGAGCAAACTGCCCAATAGCCGCAGATAGGTTCCTACGGATGATAACACGAGTAATATTGGAAGTTACGGCAATACTAGTATCGTCAATTACCTTCTGTACCTTAGAATACTTGAATCTACCTCCAAATTTGTTCAAATCAGTCGATTTGGCGTAAGCATTGAGTGAACTCATAACCTCTGTCTGTAAAGAAGCAGCAGTTGAGACTTTAGTTACATCATAATAGACATAAGACTCCAATTCAACGAATAGAACCTTAAGATCGATCAGTTGTTGGTTAATTCCAGCGATTGTGTACTGTTTTAGACCTTCTTGGATCTTCTTTTTGTCAAAATCAGAGACTTCTGTACCATTTATGGGTTTAATACTGATTAGAACGTTACCAAACTGTGGTGGATCGAGTTCTTCACCACCAACAACAGCTACAGACTCTGTATTTGGGTAAATTTCTTTGATAATACCTTCATAGTCACGAGCAGTGACTGATCTATACTGTGCTGCATAGAGTTTTGGGGCATAATACCTTATAGAGTCTACAGATTCAATAGATCCACCATATCTGGCACTTTCTATGGTGGTTATTTTCATACTATTGGTGGGAACAACCAATCTACCGAACTCATCGGCTATTGAACCCGTATAACTGAACCTTGAAGGTCCGTTTCCACCTGCCCCATCAGTCACAATGTAAGTGGCAACGGGTTCTTGACCCTGTGTTAGCTTTTTACCGAAGATACCATCACCAAATATAAGTTCATAGTACTCTTTTTCAACTTCTGATACAAAATATACTTCACTATCCTTAGTAACCTTGACAATATTATCTACTCTGTTCCAAACTTTACCTACACCCTGTTCATTCTGATCTTTGACCCTCACTACAAGGGTGCTATAGTCCATATTGGGGTTACTGATGATGAATCTTTGATCTAGTGATCCATCATAGGTAAAAGAGTTCCGTAAATATGTTCCTTGGTATATGGTAATTGGATCTTCGGGGGTTCCAAACTGGGCACTCCCATCTTTTGCGGTTGCTGTAATATCCTGTGGAATGGAGAAAACATAGTTTGTGTTATCTGCAGCACCAACAGCTACTAAACCAGCCTTCAGAGTTAGCGTAGGGGTGTCTGAGAGTGTATTAATTCTGAATGTGATCTTTGCTTCGGCTGCTTTCTTTGATCTTGGTAGGTATCCAATATTTCCAGCGAGAGAAACCACGTTTCTTCTCAACACTGCTGAATCCAAGAAGGATTCATTGACAATCATATTGGCATTTACTGAGTTAATATAGGCATTATATGCTAAAGTGTCAATTAGCACTGAAAAGTTAGATCCATCAAAGTCAAAACCAGTAAAATCTGAGTTTGCTCTTAGATAATCTTTAATGGATGCTTTAATTTGGTCGTAATCTAGGTTAGTAAACTTAGTAAATGCCATTACCTAGCTGCCTCTAAGATGAATGTGAATGTTTGGGAAGGAAATGGTTGTCCTATAATCTCATAGTTAACAGTAACCTCGAATTCGTTAGTATCGGGTCTTGGTTCTACCAATACCTTTACGTTATCAACCCGTGGTTCATAGTTAGCAATAGAAGTTAAGATTTGTTCTTCAATTAATGCGGAACTACCGAAGTCAACTAACTCGAAAAGCAAAGCTCTAATATCCGAACCAAAGTTTGGATTGAAAAACTTCTCACCAGGGATGGTTTCGACAATATTTTGGACTGCTTTGTTAATCGCTCTCTCATTTTTAAGCACAGGAATGTCTCCCGTAACCGGATGAGGTTTGAACGAGAGACTAATGTCCTTGAATGCCCTAGAAATACGTGTGACTTCTGCCATTACTGTTGCGTATTTAGTTTTATTTAGTGTATATCAGGAAGATGCCTTCGCACCACAAGAACAAGAGGTACATTTCTTAGCCATTTCTTTCTTTTTCCTTAATGCCCAGTCAAGAGCACCATAATCAGTGACTAAAAGAACTCCTTCAGAACGATCTACTGGTCTTGCCATGATACTATAGTCCTAAAAACAACATTTATAGAACTTTTATGGGGGTTCTATCCCCTGATGCACTATTTACTTGATATAAAAACCCAATCTTTCGTAATCTGGACTATCAACATACTTATATCCAGTGGGTGGTTCTATCTTATCTCCCTTCCACACTGGAATTGCTTCCTCATTGCCCCAAACAAAGTCAGGATTGCCCCTAACATGAGTATCAACTAGTTTTCCACCAATAAATTCAATGTTAATTGTACCATACTCCCTCCAAATATCTCCCAATACCGTTGGAAATGGCAGTTCTCTATCAACTTTCTTCCATTTCTTCCATCTAGAACACTCAGTGACGTGTTTCTTGGTTTCTGGATATCCCTTAATGGTTAGTATCTGATGCTTTTTGTAATAATCAACGGAAATATGCTCCCCTTCATAGAACTCAGACCAAAACTCACCTGGCAATCCAAAGTTTTCTGTCTTATCTTCTGGGTTTAGCCATATCTTTCTTGCATTTCTTCCCATACCAAGGAAAGTTATGGCAGGTTTAATGATATACCAACCTGGAAGTGGTACAGGTGCCCCTAAGGGACCACAGGTGTAGTCTAATTTGCGACTTAACTGTAGTTTATTATACACCCAAAGATCATCTGGATGTATATTTAGGAATTCATGTAGCACTTCCATAAGGAAACTGCAATAAAAAACCACCCCTATATTTAGAAGTGGTTAGATACCCTAGTATTTCCAGTAATTAAATTGTTTATAGTCTTTATGATAAAACTTTTTAATATTTCTTATAGTCTGTTTACTTGGAATAAACTTTCTAACTGGTTCCATCTTTTCTTGTTCATATTTTACATATTCAACAGGAGTTATATCAATTTCAATCCCTGTATTCTTCTTCACCCATCTTTGGAAGTTTGCACCAAACCCCCACTCATACTTCCAAATACGTGTCCTAGGAGATATAAACTTATATTGTGGTAGGAACCAGTTATTATGTTTACTTCCAACTATAATCTCATTATATACAAGTTTATAGAAATCAAACTCATCTTTCATTAATGGATCATAGTTTTTATTATGAATACTAGACATAAGTTTTACTGCGGATGAAAACTTATCAACAGGGTTCCTTACTATAGTGATATGAGGAATGTCATCTTTACATATCTCATAATATAAAGGATAGTGTAAATGAGGTGCAGATATCCCAGATATTACATGAAGGAAGTTTGCTGTGATATCTGTTTCGACACCATCAGATTTTTGGAAAAGTTTGGATACATATCTTCCTGCAGTTCTAGGGATAT